CCAAAACCCCATACAATTAACAAGTTTAATATGGTTGTATCGGTTAATGTTTCTACATAAGGTGTAGCTCCCATTAATCCCGTAGTACGTACTCTACCCAATACTACTGGGATAGCTCCAAATCTATTTACTTGATTACTAGCCCCAGTAAATAAATTCATAGCAATAGGGCTACCAGGATCATTTTGACTTAATGGTCTAATAGGTAAAATTGCATTAACCAACATAGCTGCAGCAAATGTTACTGCACCCTGTACTAGGGCGGTTGAAGTAGTTACACTAAGCCCTGTAGTACTAGCTAATGACGCGCCCCAGTCTGCTACATACCCTGTTTCAATTGCAATAACAACAATTGCAATAACAAGAAGCATTCTAAGGCCTTCTTTACCTTCAGCAACTGATCTATAGGCTATTTTTTGATCTGCTTGTAATACTGTAGTAGCCCACTTATCTTTAGGGATTATTTCCCCATCAATAAGAATTACTAACCTACTAGCAATACGTTGGCTAATAGTGTACTTTTCGCGAATGAACTTTGCAAAGTCTTCAACCGTAGTTCCTGCCACGGTCCATTCACGATGTATCATTGTTTTTAGTGGGTGAGGGGAGCCTATTACTTCTATCTTAGAAGTCTGATCTCTTTCATATATACCCTCAACTCTTTTTGCCCACTTTACATTAGACAAAGACTCAATTACTGAATCTTTACCTTCTCTGGAGTGCATAAACTTATTATTACCTAAGTAAATACCTACGTGGCATAGCTCTCCAAGTATATTAAATAAAACTACATTACCAACTTCAGGAGTTGTAGTTTTAGTCCAAGAATCTTGCTTATATTTAGTAAGTAAACTTTCATTACGTAAATCTTGTGCACCGTCATATTCTTCAGTATAACTAGGAAGATCTATATTGAGTTCATTCTTGTAGAATAAACATACTAATCCCCAGCAATCTATTCCTGATGTATCTCTACCATTGTTTTTGTATGGTAACCCAATATAATTATCATATTTCATTAGAATAGTCCTGGAAAATATCCTGGTGTAAAGTTAAAACAAGGAAAAGGCTCGCGATTAAAACTAATCATGTTTAAATCGAAACTTATCTGGTCTGCATTATAAGTTACACTGGTTATATAAAAATCTGAAAAACTAACTTCGACTGTATTTGGAGAACCAGATAAAACTAATTCTAATAATACTTTTGTTGGTTTTGTTAGTCTAGTACGTACTAGTTCAATAGCTTCTGGGGCCGCATATTTAATAACTAAACTGCACTGACCCATACCTGTATCTTGTTCACTAGGTAAAGTAATTTGCATAGGTATAAACACATAGTCTAAAGTACGACTAGTTACACCATATATAATATCCTGATCAGTAGTTAAAGCCTCTAACCTACCAGTAAATCCATCGGCTAATCTTAGTGGAGTTAGCGCAGGATCTGGGTCACTTATTGTTAAAAGCATAATCAGAGACTCTTCAGTCTCTGAACTATACATTGCTTTTATAGCTGCTGTTGATAAGCTATTTAATCTACTCATGGCATCATTTCAAATTTTAATCCTGCTGACCAGTATCCTGGAGCAATATATTGTACTGTAAAGAATTCTCCGCTACTTTGCGGAACTATTCTAACATCTATTAACGTATTTAAACGAGGGTGATTAAACTGAAATCTACTCACTCCGTTTAAATCGTCTTTTATAAAAGCTTCTAGTGTCTGCGTTTGGGCAGTCGTCATAATGAAACTTAAGTTTAGTTCATTAGGACGACTAGCTCTACGTCTTTGTTTAGCCGGACCAGAGTCTGTAGCACTACGAATAATGTTAATGCCAATAGACTCTGTGAACCCCTTTTGGGGTACTTGTGGCAAAGTTACTGGCCATATTAATACTGCCATAGTTTATCTCCTTAGTACTGTTGGGCGTGCACCGAAGCTTGTACCCATAGCTTGTTGTGTTGGTGAACCGGCTCTTGATAACTCACCAGCAACTATATCGCCAATAACTACTTCGATTTTACGATTACCTTTTGAATCTACTGTTTCTTTAGTAGTTGCTGGAGCTGTACCGTAGTTATTAACTACTACGGCTGTTGTTCCACCACCGCCTGCACGAACACCTAAATTACCATTACTATCACGTTTTAATGGCATAATAGCTTCGGGACCAGCTTCACCCATCATACCTGCACCTTTAGCAAACTTGAACAGGGTTGGTGAATTTACGATAGAATTCGTAAAGGCACCGCCTTGTGCGAACTTGCTAAGACTACCACTAAAAGCATTACCTAAAGCGCTCTTGCCAAGACTATAACTAATTGGACTATCTGCGCTAAATCCAGGCATTTTAAGCCCCGTACCACCGCCGCCGGAAGATAGTGAGTACGGACTAGTAGTACCCCCTCCCCCTCCGAAACCTGCCATTTTAAGTATACCACTTAATCCGCCCATTGAGGAATATAATGAAGACATTTGTGCCCGTACTTCAAAACGTAGTAAATCTGCTAACATAGTGTCAACTAAACCTTTAAAATCTAACTTACCTGTACGTGCAAAATTAGTAATGGCATCTGCCATATTACCAAAAGCTCCAGCTACAATATCACTAAAACCTTTCATTTTTTCAGACATAGATTGTGTTACGTTAATAACATCCATCTTTGAGTCTTTATTACGTTGTAAGGCGCCTTGTTCAAAAGTATAGTATGCAGTAGCTGCTGTCATTTCAGCTTGAATTCCTGCAAGGCTAGCTTCAGTAGCTTTAGGGTCTTCTTTTGCTTTATCTAATCTTGACTGTATTTCGGAAACTTTAGTTGCTCTATCTTGCTCTAGTTTAAGGGCTAATCCTGCAAACTCTACTTGAGCAGACTGTATTTCTAACACATTGCGACGTTTTTCAGCTTCTTCTGCCGTTATCTTATATAAAGACGCTTGTACGCCTAACATTTGTTGTTGATTAGTAATAGCTTGTTGTCCTGATCTATTAATCTGTTCCTTAGCAGAAAATTCAGTATCTCTAGCTAGCTTTTCTTTAGAATAGCTAAGATCTAGTAATTTCATTCTATCTTGAAGACCTTTATTATCTGTTTCAGCTATTTGTCTTTTTTCTACTAATTTTTTTATTACTTCTAGTTTGGCAACTTCATCTGTTTGATTAGCTTTTGTAGCGTCCGCAATAGCATTTTTAATAACTATAAGTTCTTGTGCTTGTTTGTTTTCTAAAATAGCGTTCTCTACTAATATATTAGAACGTAACATATCTTCATTAATAAGATTACCAATACCTTGCAATATAGTAAATCTAGTTATTGTTTGCTGTTTTAAATCTGATTCTAATTGGGCTACTTTTTCTGCATCTTTACGGGCACCTTCACTAGTTTCTCTACCAGTTACTATAGTTTGAGCAGTTTTTTGTCCTTTTACAAGTACAGCAGAAGCTTGTTGCTGTGCTAGTGCTCGCTGCATAGGCATTAATTTTAATTTTAATAATGCATCTACATCATCATTACCAGTAGTACTAAATTTAGTTTTACCTGATTCTAATTGAGATTTATATGCTGCTGCTGCTTTCTTTTCATTTTCTAAAGAAGTAATTTGTTCCGGGGTTTTACCTTTAGTATCAGAGGCCGCAGTTATTGCTGCAGCATTATCAATTGAAGATTTTAATAATTCTTGACTCTTAATTAAATCAATATTAGTATTAATAGCTTTTAATTGAAGGTCTAGTTCGGCTTGTTTTAATCTACCACTTTCTATAGCTAACCCTTCCCCAGATAGGGAACCTAGTTTAGCTTGTGCAATAGTTAAAGCTGCTTTTTCAGATGCTTGCCCTAATGCTACGCCTATTAATCTAGCTCCTTCTTCAAAAGCAGCACTAGCCCCTTTTGTGAATAAATCTCTAGCTTCTTTAAATACAGATAAGTCTGGTGCAATTATAGCACTTTTCTGAGTTTCCAGTAATTTTAGGTCTTCTTTAGCACGCTCTAAAAAGGCTAGGTTTTTTCCACCTTTTTTCTGCGGCAATAGTTCTACTTCTGCCACACGAGACTTTTTAGCTTCTATTTCTTCGTCTAATTTTTGAGTATCACTTTTATACTTTTCGTATGCAATAAATGTTTCGGTAAACTGTTTTCTAATACCTATAAACTGGTCTGTAAATACTTTACCAAATAATGCAAATTTTTCAGGATGCTCTGTTAAGTCATTAAAAGCTGCATTAACATCAGTTATGCCTCCTTTTAATACAGTATTCATTGTTGCTGCTATTGTATCTAATGACGAACCTAATTTAAATAATGGGTTAGTATTAGCAGTAGACTGTATAAATTCTTGATATGCTTTAGTACCTGCCTCGGTACTAGTTTTGAAACCTTGTAAACCCGTACTAGTATTACCTAATTTTTTATTAAGTTCATCAAGTTTCTTTTGATAAGCATCTTGTGCGTCTATATTACCTTTGAACTTATCATCAAGAGTTTTAGTATCTAAACTTTTTACTCCAAGTACGTCTTTAAAAGCTGCTGCAGCTTCTTCATAATTACCTGATTTTTTAAATATATCTAAACTACTTCGCAGACTTTTTGATAGGCTAGCCGCTAACTTAGTATCAACGTCTCCACCGAAACTTTTAGATACCCAGTTTTTAAATGTATCCCAAGGACTTTCATCTAGTGCAGTTTTAAGTTTTCTTTGTGCCGTTATTGCTGAACTAGTGGAATCTGTTAGCTCTAAAAGTGCATTAGACATTGCAAAAATACCATCTATTGTAGCTGCTGCAAATACACTCTTTTTATTTAGAGCGGATATAGTACGATCTACATTTAAACCAGCATCTTCTACACCTTTTAAGCTAGTACTAAATAATTCTGCTTCTTTAGTTGTCTTAGACATTACAGAATCAAATATAGAGTATACTGCTATAAGTACCCCTATTATATTAAGCGCACCAGATAGTCCTGATACTAGAGTCATGAACCCACTAGCAAGGATTCTTACTCCTCCGGAAGCTATTGTTGTAGCTTTTGTAAATCCTGTTAATTTTTCTCTACCTAACTCAACTACTTTGCCTGTTTCATCAAATACTGTAGCAGTACTAGTATTAACATCTTTCATTAAATTTTTAAATGCAGAACTCATACCTTGAGTTTGTGTATTCTTACCTACATTAGATAATACTGCTGCAGAAGAGTAATCTTGCATAGCTTTTGCCGCAATCCTACCTTTACTAGCTTCTTCAGATAAATATTTAGCACGTTTGCCGGAGCTTTCTTCGCCCTTATCAAACTCTATATTTGATTGTTTATGTAAATCTAAACTAGTACGGGTTACTTTAGCAATTTCTTCATAAGCAGATTTTTGAACAGATAATTTTGATATTTGCTTATTGGCATCTGTTTTTTCATCTTCTGTATTGGCATCTTTTCTTAATCTGGTATACTTCGCAATCTCAGTATTAACATTAGTTAGTTTGCTTTTTATAGCAGACATATGTTTTTCAGTTAATGTACCTGTTTCAGACATCATCTGTTTATATATATCAGAACTTTTACTAAACAAACTATTACCGACTAATAATCCTGCTGCAGCTTTTTTATATGATTCAGCTTGCTTTTGTAAAGCAAATCCTGGCCCTAATTCTTCTGATACTTTAAATTCCATAAAGGAATCTTGAATATGTTTAGCAGTTATACCCGCTTGTGCCGCAGTACTTACTAACCCTTCTCTCCATTTACCTAAAGCAGGTATTGCTTGTTTTAATAACATAGCAACAATAGCACCTATGGCTATTGTTAAAGCTGTAGGACTTTGTGATAATAAATTAACTATAGGCACTAATACTGTATTAACAGTAGATAAAGAAGATTGTGCAAAATCTTTTAATGAAGCCAGTAATTTACTATATGGATTAGCGGCTAAATCAATAGCGCTAAACTTTTTCTCGCCTTCTGTTAATACGGCATTAGCATAAGCTTGTTTTTTCTCAAACTCAGTAAGTTGACTTACTGTTTTACCAATTTGGCGTCCGTACTCTTCTTGAGCAGGAATAACCTTAGTCATAATACCAAGTTCATCTAATAATTCTGGTTGTGTTTTAGCTATACCTTTAGTTAAACGATCCATAGAATCTGGCATATCTCTACCTAATGCAAGAGATGCTTTTTTTGCTACTTCTGTCATACGAAGAATATTAGCATTACTCATACCACTAGAACTAGCTAATGCCGTAGAAGTAAGGGATTCTTTTAATGATAAAGCACCGTCAGATACCTGTACCATTTTTTGAGCTAAAGTACCTAAGTTTCTTCCACTTGCGGCCCCAATTTGATCTAGACCTTTTACTAGATTAGCTGTATCTGCGGCATCACTTAAGGCCCTATAAGCAGCACCAACTGCAAATAAGTTAGCTGCAAAAGTTGCATAGACGTGAACAAGCCCGCCTAAACCGGCAGCTTCTTTACCAAAGTCTCTACCGGCCGCACCAGTACCTACGGCCGCCCTAGCTACGCCATAATTTACACCATCAGAGGCACTTTGACTTGCACCTTTTACAGCAGCTGTAGTTTTTGGCGCCATCGCAGCACGTACAGCCGAAGCATTCTTAGCAGCCGTACCTACATCATCATACGCTCTTCTTAATGTTTCAACATCTTTAATCGTCTTCTTAGTACTGCCGCCGTCATCTACGTCTATACCAATTTTAATATTTTCTGCCATAGTTTCTCCTATTAGCAAGTTATTTAACGGTAAATAATCGTTAAATTTTTAGCCTATTTTCCATATCCACCCTATTATATCAGTTAAGGAGCATAAAGTCAATACCGAAATTTTTTGATCCAAAAAAGAAAGCCCCTATAGATCGCTCTATAGGGGCTTCTTAGTTTTAACCAGATTTTGGTTTTTGATCGCTTAGAATTTTACTTCTAGTTGAATCCATTATAGTAATCCAATCTAGTAAATACTTACGATCTTTCTTCTCTACTTCTAGAATATCTAAAATATCTCCAAGTCCATTATAGCTTTTACCCATATAAGTTCCATTGAATGTATCCCATTCATCTTGTAACTTATAGTAGACTCCAATTGCTTCTTGAACTTCATCGGGAAAATCTGCATACTCAATAGGAATCTCATCTTCTACAGGTTCTGTATTTAGAGCCTCACACATTTCAAAATATTGATCTCGTGTCATTCCAACAGAGCTATTCTGAAAGAATGATACGAGCATATTATTTACTTCTGTGCGTTGCTCTTCTGAAAGTTTCCCAAGTCGGTAACAGTCTCCGAAATAAAGGCATCAAAGTTAGTGCTGTTTTTCATCAAGAAAAGAGCATTTTCTTCACTAAACTCTAGTTCTGCATTTGCGTCTTGACCAGTTAAATCTACTGGTGCTAGTTGTTCTAGGTAAGAAAGTGTTAAGCCTTTCCAACCGCGTACTGCTTCTTTAACATATAGTTGTAAGAAGATTTCGTCATTTAGTTCTTCAACTGGTTGACGGTTCTTAAACGATGTTTTTGTTGATTTCTTACGAACATTAATCAATGTCTCGCGTGAAAGAAAGCTTACATTAACTGTAAACCCTGGTAAACCAGGATAATCAACATCAATAGTTTTTGAAGGTACTAAAAGTGCTTTAAGTGAAATAGAAGTTGCCATTTGGAATTTATCCGATTTTATTATAAGAGTAAAAAAGAGAGGTGGGGATCACGCCACCCCTATAAAACTATTGCTTAAGCGTAATAACGAATAGCAATATCGTTTGTTTGAGTCAAGTCATACACGTTAGCGTTAGCTGTTGTGCTTGGGACAAAACCTTGGCCAGTAAAGTTAATAGCTGTAGAAACAACTTGTTGAACGTTAACTGTTGGTACACCGATTGTAACAGATGGTAGATCTAATACAACTTTAGTAGCATTAGCGGAACCGCCAATTGCTAGTTGTAGTGAGAACATTGGTTCAACAGTAACTGAAGCTGCTGCTAACATATCTGCAAGTAGCTGACCAGTACCGCCGACGCCTGTACCTGTTTTTAAGTACGCATCAATTGTACCTGTAATAGAACGTGTACCAGTGTAGTAAGTAATTGGTAAATTAACTGTACCTAAGTTAGCTGGTGTAATAAAGTTAATATTGTTATTAATCGTTATTGAACCGCCTGTTAGAGCTAATGTATACGCTGTACCATTAGCTGCCACAGTAGTACCAGTATTATCAACCAAAGAGTTTACAAGGCTTAAACCAACTGTAGACAATTTGTTAGTAATATAACTAGCCGCTGTATTTTTAGCATTGAAGTTACCTGTTAGAGTACCGCCGCCAAATGCACCACCAACTGCCGTAGAACTTGTTGCGATTTGACGTAATTGAGTAGCTTGACCTGTCCAGGCAGCAGTAGCAATAGCATCTAAACCGAAGTCGATAACAGCTTGATTAAGAGCAGCATTATCAACAGCATAAGCAACTTGGTCAACCAAGAAGATCATACCAAATTTTTGTAGTTGATTCTTGTTAGAACCACCAGAAGTTACTACTGAATAAGCAGTACCGCCTGCAGGGGCCCAACCAGATTTGAATAACTTAATTGTACCATAAGTGATACCAGTAATAGTACCTGCTTTTGGATTACTTAGATCAGCAGTGATTGTTGTACCGCTAACTGCTGTAACTTTAGCAGCTGCATTTAAGAACTGTAAGTCGCTAGTAGGTGCACCGGTTAAGCCAGTAATAACTACTGTATCACCAACACTTACGCCAACTGCTGTTAAGCCTGTACCTGCGATAGATACTGTACCAGCACCATTTAAGAATGAGTAGCTAACACCTGTTAAAGTGCCGCCTACAGAAACTGTATTAGTTGCGGAAATATCTTGATCTGAGAACAATGCATTCCATAGAACGCTTTCCTCGGCAGTAATCGCTGTTCCGCTATTAAACGGACGGATATAAGTAGAGAATGAGAAGTCAACAGGAGCTAAGCTAGTGTTGAAAGCGCGTTCGCCACGAGTAGGTGCAACACCTGCTTCTGCAATGGTTACTTTGTCACTGTTTGTATTTTGTGAGAACGAGAATCCATCTAAAACCTGTATTTCGAAGGTGTTAGTGGCGGTAAATCCAGTGGACTTAACCTTATAACCGTTAGCAGCTGTATCTAGGTTTGTAGTAAAGAATACCTTACTATTACGGACTAAATTTAATGCCATAATCTTTCCTTTTATGATTTTTTGGTACTATCCTGACACCCTGTGCTAGATATTTATCTGCGTTGGAGTCTTTATATTACCGGGGGTTACATGAGTACATATCGTACTTGTATTGTCATTTCGCCGATTGCGTAAGGGGCTAATAGCCCTTCATCGGTGATAATTGAGTTCACTAGAATTTCAGTGGTTTGGTAATTATTATCAATATCGTACGTTAGTGTTCGATTATCATGAATTACTCTTTCCACATCCTCTAATAAATTTTCAAGTTGTTGCTGCGCATCCTCGTTTTTACAATAAAGCTTTAGGGTAAGATTAAGGTAAGCCCAGGTAAAGTCACCGGGCAGGTATTCGCGCATTTCAGATCCTGCTACAGTATATACAGCAGGGAAGTCATGGACTTCATCCCAAAACTTTAAGTATGGGTAAGCATTGCTAAAGATGTTGGATGTATAGTTTCCTGTTCCATCAATTTCTTTTAACTTTTCTGTGAGAGCTTTGATAATGGATGTTCTACGGCTCATAGTGACACAGACCTCATTCTATTGGCCGCTTTCTCAGCAGCGATTTCTCGGATTGACTTTGCTATCAGCAATTTAGGGTCACGAGAGGTTGGAACACTTTGCT